CAACAAAGAATTGAACAACAATTATGGCAAGCAACTACTGGAACTTCTTGTTTCAATGGTTTCAAAACATTAATCTCAACAGGTACAACTGGTGTAGCTAATTCAAGTGGTGTTACTTTCAGTTCATCTGCAGCTTACGGTGTAAGTGGTAACCCTATCACTGAAGTAGATAAGTTGATTAACGTATTAGATGACAACGCTATGTCTCGTGAAGATTTAGTTGTGTTCATGTCTTATGTTAACTTCCGTCTTTATGTACAAGCGTTAACTCGTGCTAACTTCTTCCAAAACTATATCGGTGGTACTGATATTACTGCGATGATGGAAGCTACACATCCTAACACAAACGTTAAAGTTGTTCCAACTATCGGTTTGAACGGTTCTAACCAAGTTGTTATCGGACCACGTGAGTATATGGTAGTAGGTTTTGATTTACTAAGTGATCATGAAAAATTAGTTATTTGGTATTCAAAAGATTTTGATGAGTTACGTTTACGTGCAAACTATAACTACGGTGTAACAATCGCTACGTTTGGTTCAACTGCATATTTCGCAACTAACAACTTAGCTTAATTTCAATATAAAAACTGAGGGGGTGAAAGTCCCCCTTAATTTAAAAATAAACAAAAAAAATAAATTATACACATATGAGTTGTTATATATCTTCAGGAGTTAACTTAGGTTGTTCTGATGGAATTGGTGGTATTAAATCTATCTGGGTGTTAGGTGCAAGTGGTGCAACAGCACCTTCTGTATCAGGTCTTACCGTTGTAACAAGCGGTATCACTGCTATCTCAGGTGCAGGTGTTTGGTACAATTTTGAATTAAAGAGAAACACATCTTCTTTAGCACAAAATACTACTAAGAACTTTGAGAACGGTACTATCTTCTGGGAACAAGTTTTAACTGCTGTTCTATTCAAGTATGACCAAGACAAGAGAAACCAATTATTGGTTTTAGGTCAAAACGATAAAATACAAATCGTAGCTGTTGACCAAAACGATGTAGCTTACTATTTAGGTCAAGTGAATGGTATGTATTTAAGTGGTGGTTCTGCTGCTACTGGTACAGCATTTGGTGACAGAAATGGATTTGAGTTAATCTTTACTGGTCAAGAAGCTGAACCTGCAAACGTTGTTAATGGTACATTAACTACAGTATTTGCTGCAGGTGGTTTTGGAGTAGTTAGTTAGTAGGTCTATCGTGGACTGATTTTCTATATTCTATCATTCTAATGAAAGGGTCTTCGGACCCTTTTTTTTATAATATACCAATTCAAAATGGTTTTTTTTATATTTACTTATATAAGGGAACTATATGATTTATTTAAATAAGGGTGAAGAAAATTCTTTGGTGCTGAATATTAATAATAATAGTCGTGCAACTTTCACTGGTTATACATTAGAGTTCACACACATTATGAGTAAGGAAGTAAAAACCTATTCAATAGATATTAGTGATCCTGCTGAGTACTTTCAAAACATTCGTTATTGTGAAATTAAACTACCGTTAAATATTGATGACCTAAATTACTTAGGTGAATATCAATTGAATATATATGGTCAAGACCAAAATGAATTGGTTTATACTGGTATTGCTATATTACAAGGTACAGAAGCAGGTACAACATTTACACAATATATATCACCAAATGAAACTAACGAGAATTATATTTATATACAAGATTAATTATGAGTGAAAAACAAAAATACCAACTATCAAGAACGAACTTTGACCGTGCAACGGTTCCTGTTTTTTCTGAGGTTTTACAACGTTACCCGTGGGTTTATTACGGAGAAAATAACTTACTACCTCAATACTTCATTGAGTTGTATGACAACTGTGCAATCCATAAAGCAGTAGTTACCTCAAAGGTAAATCAGATTATGGGTGATGGTCTTGTGTCATTAAACAACCCAATGGCATCAGTTAACCTTATTAACCCATCAGAAACAGTTTCAGACGTAATGAGAAAGTGTGCGTTGGATTTTATGTTATTTGGTGGATTTAGTTTACAGATTATTAAAACAAGAGACGGTAAAGGTATTGCTGAGATTTATCATTTAGACTTCAGTAGAGTACGTAGTGGTAAATTGAATGAAGAAGATAAGATTGAGAGTTACTATTATTCTGCACATTGGAAAGATACAAGAAAATATCCACCAGAAGAATATCCAGCATTTAATATGGACGCAAAAGGTGACACACAAATCTATTACTACAAGACATATATCCCATCAATGAGTTACTATCCTGTACCAGATTGGTCTGCTGGACAACGCAGTATGGAGATTGATATAGAGACAAAGAACTTCCATATGAACAACTTACGTTCAGGTATGGTACCATCACTTTTCATCAATATGAATGGTGGAATACCAGGTGAAGAAGAACAACGTATCTTAACACGTGCATTGGAAGAACAATATGCTGGAACAGATAACGCAGGACAAGCAATCATATCCTTCAACGAAAGTAAGGATACAGCACCAGAAATTATACAGATTCCTCGTAACGATAACGATAGCTACTATTCAACATTAAGTGATGACATTACACGTTCAATTTTATCTGCACATAGAGTAAGTAGTGCTGAACTATTCGGTATTGCTACAGCAGGTAAACTTGGTAGTTCCTCTGAGATCGTTGAGCATTCGGAATATTTCCGTAAGATGGTTATTCAACCATTCCAAAACTGTATGTTACCAGTGTTTAATAAATTGGTATCTATTAAGTTTGAGAAGCCAACAACATTTGAAGTTAAGCCATTAAGTCTATTCTTAACGGGTGACGTAAAAGAAAATCCAGTAGTGGATGATGCACCAGTAACACCAGTACAAGTTCCTGATGAACAAGAAATGTCAGTGAATGAGAATATCAAGAAATTGTCTGGTAGAGAATATCAAGGTCTATTAAGAATTGTAAGAGAATACAATAAAGAAAAAATAACAAGAGGACAGGCAGCACAAATGTTGATGGCTGGTTATGGATTAACCGAAGAACAATGTGGTGCGTGGTTAGGAGAAGAAGAATTAAATTATAATTAACGATGGGTGTATTATTAATATCAGAGCAAAAACTCAAAAATTTCACGAACATAAACAGAAATGTTGATATGGATGTCCTTAAGGCTGAGGTGCAATACAGCCAGGACGGATCACTCCAGACCATATTAGGTACTAAGTTTTATAAACACTTATTATCACAAGTAAGTGCAACAGGTAATACATTCAATCCAGAAGAAAAGATTTTGGTGGACGAATATATTCAACCTTATTTAATTCAAGAAGCCTACTTCAATGCTATACCTCACATTATGTATAGAACGATGAACAATGGTATTATGTCAGGTACGATGGAAAACGCACAATCTGTTGATATTGCAACGATGCAGTATTTAAGAAATATTCAGAAACAACGTTCTGACTTCTATATGACACGTTTACAAGACTATCTATTAATCGGTAACGGTGCTAACAAGTTCCCAGATTACAATACTCAATCTACAAAAGATGGTATGATACCTGATCGTAGTCAAAAGTATATGAGTGGTATATCCCTAAAAAATACATCACGTAAAGGTTACTCAATGAGAAACATTGGAAAACAATTTAGTGTGTACAGTGAATTGGAACACGAAAATCCTCCTTGTCAAGACTGCTACTAATATGAATACAGAAATACTATTAATCATTTCAAACGTACTAACTGGTGTTGCAGGTTTTTTTGTAGGTAAAAGACGCAGTGATGCTGAGACAGACAATCAAGTGTTGAAAAACTTAGAGTTATCAATTAACTTGTACAAGCAGATGATAAACGATTTGAAAGGTGAAATACACGAATTGAATAATAAGGTTCAACATCTACAGAAAATGGTGGATGAACTTATGATAGAAAATAGAAAATTGAAAAACAAAAGCACATTATAATGAATATAGATTATTATTTACCACGACCAACTGAAGACGAACTAAACTTAGGTTATAAGACAGATTATTTTTCAAGAGTCTTAGATTTGGATTTAGATAAAAAATATAAACTAACGCAGCAGGAATTGACCTTCTGGATAAGTCACAACTACAACTCAGTGTTCTTATTGGATGAGGAGTTAAGTCTAACCGCAGTAAAAAAATTAAAATAGATTAATATGAAATT